GTTCAAGGCAGGTTGTTTGATCCGAACAACGAGCATTACGACGAGCGCGAGGCGCGGCGTTGGGTGCGTATCCGCTTGCCCGCACTGGCCGAAGCCAATGATCCGTTGGGGCGAGAAGTGGATGAAGCACTCTGGCCGGAGAAATACGGCGCGCCTTACTACCTTGGCAGGCGTAATCACAAGTCGGACATCGTGCGGATGGATCATCAGACTCAGGATCAATGCAACCCAACCCCGGCGGAAGGTGATTACTTCAAAAAGAAATGGATTGTGCCCTACGAGTTGACCGAGTTGCCGAAGAAGCTGCGAATCTACGTGTCGTCGGATCATGCGTATCGGAAAGGGCAGAAGAACGACAAGCAATGCTTACTGGTGGTCGGTGTGGACGCAGCGGACGTGATTTGGATATTGCCGGATACATGGTGGGAACGCGCGGCCACAGATACGCTGGTTGAGGCGATGATTGGGATTATGGAGAACCGGCAACCGTCAGTCTGGTGGGCGGCAAGGGACGCGATCAGTGGCAGCATCGGGCCATTCCTTCACAAGCGGATGCGGGAACGGAATGTTTTCGCCTGGGTGAATGACGAAATCCGCGAGGACAAAGACTTGGAGCGGCGCGCACAGAGCATCCGAAACCGGATGGCAATGGGCATGGTGCGGTTTCCGGCGTTTGCGCCGTGGTTTGGTGAGGCGGAGAAGGAACTGACGACGTTCCCGAACGCCGGGCATGACGATTTTGTGGCGGCTTTGGCGATGTTAGGAATGGGGATGAACACCATACAAGGCGCAGCGCACGACTACCAATCCAACACGATGCCCAAGCCGGGCACGATGGCTTGGGCGCGCGGCGAGAACAAACGCAACGAAGCAGAGCGCAAAGTTGCAGAAGCTACGAAAGGCTGGTGACATCATGGAAACTCAACTTCAAGAACAGCAACCAAACCCAGCGGACACTACCGCCAAGGCTGATCCCAAGCCAGCGGACTTGAGCCGGGAAGAACTGGTGAAGGAAATCAATCATTGGGTGAAGGAAACGGCATCGTTTTGGGAGCCGATGTTTGAGCGGATGCGGGACAAGATTGATTTTGCTGGGGGCGACCAGTGGGACGAGGGCAAGACCGACAGCACTTGCTACCAAGTCAACTTTGTTCAGCGGCAACTCAATCAGGACGTGGCGGCGAAGTATGCGCGCAATCCGCAAGTAACCATCGAGCGCAAGAAGCGGCTGGAACATACCAAGTGGGACGGGACGATGGAGCAGTTGCAACAGGCAAAAATGGCATTGCAACAGGCGGCGGAGATGGCGTTGCAGGATTCAGCGGCAACGGGCACACCACAGGAAGGCCCGCCGACGGAGTTCGCCGAGATTGTGATGGACTACGCGCAAGGGTTGCAGCGCAAGAAGCTGTTCGACCGCATCGCCGAGACGTTGGAAATGCTCATCACCTTCGAGATGGAAGAACAGCGTCCCGACTTCGAGAGCGAAATGAAGTCGTTGAGTTTGCGCGAAGGCGTGACGGGGGCAGGCTTCCTGTTCATCAAGTTCCAACGCGAGACGGAAACTGTTCCAACGACCACGGCGACCACGGTTGGCGTGTTGGAGAAGATGCAGGCGATCCAGGCGCGGGCGCGGGAGTTGTCCCAAGACCCGACGTATTCAGAGGATTCAGCGTGTGCGGAAGAATTGAAGCTGATGGTTCAATCGCTCACCGCGCAACTCGAACAGCAGGAAGTGAAGTTGTTACGTGAGGGTGTGGTATTCGATTTCAAACCAACCACGAGCATCCTGATTGATCCCGCCTGCCGGTCGTTACATGAATTTGTGGGGGCGGGACGCATTGCCGAACTGCTTTACCTGACACCGCGCCAGGTGGAAGCGCAGTGGGGTAAGAATGTGAAGTGCGACGGCACAGCGCGTTATGCCGACGATGGATCGGAACTGAGCTTTGCCGCCGACAAGAAGGGGCAGACGCGCAGCGATGGTGGCAAGTCAACGGAAGCATGGCCGGACGGCGCGAAGGTGCGCGTTGCCATCGTTTATGACAAGAAGGCGCAGTTGAAATACGTGGTGTGCGATGGATACCCGGACTTCCTTGAAGAACCTGACCAGCCTTGGCCTGCGGTGAAAGGATTCTGGCCGTGCGCGGCGTTGAAGTATCAGCGTGTCGAAGTTGAGAAGAACAAACCCAAGGAAGGCATCACCATTTTCGGGCAAAGCAAGGTTGATCTCATGCGACCCATGCAATGCGAGTTGAACCGCAGTCAGGAAGGCAAGCGCGAGCATCGCATTGGAAATCGCCCCGGCTACCTGTTCGCCGAGGGCAGCATTGACGCGACGGAAGCGGCGTTGATTGGAGGCATGGCGGCGAACAGTGGGCTTGGATTAAAGAACATCCCACCGGGCACAGACCTGCGAAGCGTGATCATTCCCAAGCCAACCGTGCCGATTGATCCGGCGTTGTATGAGCGTGAATCGGTGATGAACGACGTGTTTTTGGCGGTGGGCAGTCAGAGTAGCAACTTGGGCGCGCAGCAAGGCAACGAGAAAGCCACAGGACAAGCCATCGCCGAACAATCGCGCGTGACGGGTGTTTCGTCGGAAGTGGACGAGCAGGACAAATTTCTTACGGAAGTCATGCGGATCGCGGGCGAGATGTTGTTGCAAGGGATGCAGGAAAGCACGGTCAAGCGCAAGGTCGGGCCGGGCGCGGTGTGGCCGTTGAGCCAGCGCGGAATGGACGGGATGCAGGCGCAAGGCGTTCTGACCATCGAGGACTGTCTGGATCAGTTAGTCATCAAGATCGAGGCGGCGAGTTCAGGTCGGGCGAATCAAGCGTTGGACATCGCCAACTGGAAAGAGATGTGGCCGAGTTTGCTGGCTGCGGCACAGGCGTTGGGATTGAGCCTTGCGCCGTTGCTCAAGGAACAGGCGAAGATTCTCGGATTCAAATTTGACCTGGACGAATGGCTTGCCAGTGCGCCGCCGATGATGCCGATGGGCTTGCCGGGACAACCGCCAGCACCAGGACAACCACAGACCGGCGCGCAACGCGGAGCAGCACCCGATCCGGCAGGGATGAGGGCGCGGATAGCCAACGCGCCAGCGGCATAAATTTGGGATGAACCAACCATGAAAGGAAAAGGATGAACGCACAAAAATACAACTCAGCCATCCGGCTGACCACAATGGCCGCATTGAAAGGCGGACTCGGCATTGCCGAAGCCATCGGAGTCTTGGAACTGGCAAAAGGCAATCTCGTGCAAATGGGAATCAGCAAACAAGCGCAGCCACCCTCGGAAATCATTCGAGTAGAACCGCCTATCCCGCCGGGATTGGAAAAGGAGCAAGCCTGACCATGCAACTCAAGAAACAGAACTGGAAGAAGCTCCGCCGCGAAAAGCCGTGTCGCGCCTGCGGTAACGACCATGAAACGGTGCAGTGCATCCAACGGAACGGGAAACACCGTGCCGTCAAAGTTAGTTGAACCAAGAATTATTTGACAAACCAAACATCACCGCTTATGGATACAGAAGTCGAGCCGCTCAATACCGAATCCGCTTCGGCTCAGGATTCAAGTTCTGGCGATCTCACAACTCGGACGCCAGCCGAGAATACGGACGTTCAACCGGCGGAATCGTCCACCGCAACAGGCGATCAAAAGCCGAAATCCATTCTGGAAGCTCTGAAAGGAGTAAAGCCGGAAGTCGTGGAGGATGCCACGAGCGAGGATCAGCAAGATGGAGATTCGCCCCTCAATCCGAACGCCGAATCAGGCGAGGCCGCAACTGACGTAGCTGGGGACAATCAGGATGGGCAGTCCACAGCAAAGGTTGAAGCCGACAGTTCTTTGAATCTTCCTTACACGAAAGAAGCAGCGTGGCAAGCGGTGGTCAAGAATGTGCCAGCGGACAAAAAATCCGAGGTCATCAAAGCCATTCGCCCCGTGTTCGAGAAATCGCAACGGTTGACGGTTGAGGTTCAGCAGTTGAAGCCCAAGGCGGCGATAGCCGACGAGTTTCGGCAACATGCCGGGGACGAAGAAGGCTTCAAGACCATGCGACACATCATCCGTGGTTACGCCAGTGGTGATGCGGCCTGTGTGCCGATACTCGAACAGATGTTGCAGGACTTGAGAGAGCGCACCGGGTTGGTGGTGAGTGACGCTGACATCAAGACGCGCATCGAAAACGGGGAACTGGACGAAACCACAGCGACGGAACTGCAACGGACGAGAATCGAGGCGAAAGCCGCGAAGAATCGTTTGACGCAAGCCGAGCAGGAACGCCAGCAACACGAGGTTGAATCCGCCAGCAATGACGTGGCTCAATCGCTGAATACGTGGGAGGAAAAGGTTCGAGGGCAAGACCCTGATTTCGGGAATGTGACGCCTGATGAAGACCCCAAGCACGGGGAATCCATCGCGGATCAAGTCTTGGACGGCATCCGGTTACTGCAAATGCGGAATCCGAGAGCCGGGAAAGCGGAGTTGTTGGCGGAAGCCGACCGCATCCACAAGCTTGCACGCGGGAGATTGCAAAACGTGCGCGGGAGACAGCAGCGGGTCATCACTTCGGAAAGCTCGTCCATAACCGCGCGTCCTGCGCCCAAGACCATGAAAGAGGCACTAGCTCAAGTCAAACCTGAGCGGGCTTACTGAGATGGCCGAGGCCGGGACGCAGAGAAAGTGAGCAAGTTATGGCAATTTCAATCAGCGCATTAAGTGAGCGCACCAACACCGCGTTGGACTTCTACACGCGGACGCAGCCTATCGGTCAAAACGTGGCGAATAAGCCTCTGTTGACTGCACTGGAAGCGGGCAAGAAGGAGTTTCCCGGTGGTCAAGGCTACGTGAGCGGCCCCATTCAGGGAAATTGGGCGAGCGATACTGACGGTTTCTTCGGTTGGTATTCCGATAGCGATCAGGTGACTTTTGTTCATCCTGACGACATCCAGCAGGCGAAATACATCTGGCGCGAGTGGCACGCTGGTATTGTCCTGAGTTATTCCGACTTGAAGCGCAACGGCGTTTCGGTGGACACCAGCGGAAAACCTGTTAATACGCCTGCGCGCGAAATCCAGATCGTTGACGACTGGTTGGAACAGAAGATCACGACCGACTTTGGCGAGAGCTTGAGCCGTTCGCTGAACGACGCGCTTTACCGCGACGGTTCGCAATCCGCCAAGGCGGTTGTGGGCTTGTTCGGATTGCTCGACGATGATCCCACGTCCGGCACGGTCGGCAACATTGACCGCGCGACGTATGACTTCTGGCGTCATCGCGTCAACCTGTCCGTGGCCTACAGCCCGGAAAACCTCTCCATGTTGAACTTCCTCGACGACGAGATGCTTCAACTGATGAAGTTTGGCGGGCAACCGTCCATCGCACTGTGCGGCTCGGACTGGTTGGGTGCAATGCGCCGCGAAATCCGCAAGAGCGGTCAGGTGCAAAACGCAAACTGGAACAGCAAGACCGCCACTCAGATCAAGATGGCCGACGTGGTGTACGGCAACATGGTGTTCCAATACGACCCGGAATTGGACAAGAAAGGCAAGTCCAAGCGCGCCTACATCCTCGACGAGCGGCACATCAAACTGATGCCGATGAAAGGATCATGGGGACAAGTGAACCAAGCGACCCGGCCTTACGACCAGTTCGTATTGTTCAAGTCCGTCACCGGCACATGCACGATCAGCATTGACCAGTTCAACTGCCACGGCGTGTACGGTATTCCCTGAACCACGACAAACAAACCTTTCAACATCAACGAAAGATCAAACATGAAAACATTGAAATCATTATTCATCGTGACGTTGCTTCTGAGCGTTCTTACCGCGAGCGCGGTGGAGTTCCGGGCGCAATCGTTTCTCAACGTGCAGGCGATCTACCTGACCAATACGTTTAACCCGACCAACCTCGCCACGGCGGGCAGTCAGGGAACGAATTGGGTGGGACTCACCTACACGAACAACGGCGTTCGCTTCACTGCGGACGGCACAAACCAAACGCGGGTGAATCCGTTCAGGGATGTTGCGTTGTTCGCCTTAACCACAGGCGAGCCAGCGTATAACCCATCAACGAACGGGGTGAACTTCATCCAAAGCTACGGCACGATCACGGCAACGATGACATCGGGGAGCGGCGCGGACAGTGCCATCTCGTTTGTCGCCACGCCGATCTACGATGGCGTGAATGAAGCAACTGAGTCAGCGGAACAATGGACGTTTGCGTTCACGCCAACGGTAAGTTCGACGCAGACATTTGCGACCAACGCGCCACTTTACCGATGGCCGGGAGCATCCAAGCTACGCATCAGGCGCATTGTCAACTCAGACACGACCGCCGCGGGCAACGTGATCCTGAAAGCGTTGAATTATAACGCTTACTCGCCGTAAGGCGAGAGCGCGGGAAGCGGGTGAATTTAATTACTCATCATCTTCGTCCCTCACCCGCGCACACTTTCTCCCCGGCGGGGGGTCTTGGTTGGTTCATCCCTATCAAGTCCCTCGTCGGTGGAGGATCGAACAGTAACGGATGAACCAACAACGAAAGAAAACGGATGAACACAATCAAATGTCGGATTAAAACGAACGATTTCAGCGATGCGCCCGGTGTGGGCGTGACTCCGGCTGAGGTCATTCTCCTTCGCACCGTCCACGATAAGCACGCTGGCGGATGCTGCATCAAGCTGGCGCAACCCTCTGGCGTTGCCATGACCGAAACAGGCGTCAAGCCGAAGATCATCAAAACCACGGACGGCAGCGGCAACGAGGTTGAGATGAAAACAACCGAACCCGTCTTGCGCGAGCGCACGGATGCTGAAGAAATCGTCCGGTTACGCGCCAAGTATCAGGTGCGCGCCAAGAGCGGCGCGGCAGGGACGCACATTTGCGACGACCTGTTCGGCGGATCCGGCGTTGTGCCGATCCTGCCAAAGACCTTCGCGGAATTGCCGGAACGGTATCGGCAGGGCTTGAAGATCGAAGTCAAGCCGGTGGAGGCGGTATCGGTGGCGGCACTGGATGGCGTTACCGAACAAACGCCGTCACCCGAAGTCATCGCGGCAAGTGCCGCACCCAGCCCGACATCCCCACGCGATGAACTACTTGCCAAGACCAAGGGCGAACTGGTCACGATTGCCACCGAATACAAGGTTGAAAACGTGGGAAAGCTGAACAAAGCCGAGTTAATCGAGGCGATTTTAACCAAGGCCGGATATACCGACCCCGTGACGGCGCAGTGATAAAAGCGGGGCGCGGCATTGGGCCGCGCCCCTTCTGACTTATGGCACTCGGAACAACACTGGACGCGATCCTTGAAATGGTGAAGGCCGAACTAATGGCCGACATTGACGATGCCGTGTCGCCAGGTGGGGACGCGCTGGTGAAAATCCAGATTGCCAATCAACAGAAATGGCTCGCGCTGCGTTACGAGTGGCCTTTCTTGGAAGATGAAGCAGACGTAGCGATTGAGGTCGGGACGCGCATTTACACGCTTCCCACCACGCTCGAATTTGGAAAACCCGTCAAGGCTCAGACGTATTGGGGTGAATTGTGGAGTGGAGTACAGCTTGGGATTGATCCTGAGCGCGATTACAACTTTCTCAATCCATCTCTCGACCAGCGGTTTGATCCCGTTCAGCGATGGCGCATGTATCTGACGGGGACAACGAATCAATTTGAAGTCTGGCCGATCCCGGCGACGGCGGGCGTGTTCCGGTTCACGGGACAAATCGTTCTTCCTGCGCTTACGGCGGGCACAGATACCGCCGTATTGGATGACTTGCTGATAGCCCAATTCACAGCGGCCAAGCTCGCCACGCGCATGAAGCAGGCGGATGCCTCGGCATTGCTGGCTCAGGCCAACGAGACATTGAAGCAGATTCGCGCGGGTTATCCCAAGCCTGCGGTGATGTTCAACTATTCCGGTCAGGATACGCGCAAGCCGCGTCATTGGAATCGCCCCACCGTAGCGACCATGATTTCACCCTCGTAACCCAATAAAACCATGAAAACACTCTCTTATTTCTCCGCATCAGCCGCTCAGGTGGCGCAACACGGCGTTGATGTCATCAAACTCGAATGGATGGGCGCAAGCGGACTGGCAGCGGCGCGATTCATCCAGGTGCATGACGCCTACGCAGCCCCGATAGACACCGCAGTGCCAAAAAAAGTCTGGCCGATCTACCCCAGCGCGGCGGGCTACAAGGTGTTCGACGTGGGTGAACTGGTATTGGAGAACGGACTTTACATCTGCATCAGCACGACCGAGGCGACCAAGACACTTGCGAGCGGTGCGGACGACTTCTCTACGCTCATGGTGGAGTTGCGCGAGGCGGAATCCCCGGCGGGGACGAGCTACGCGGGCGACCTGACCACGGCGGATGAAGTGTTGCAGGTATGGGCGGATGCCGCAGGGCCGAAGCGGTTGTTTGAAATCATCACCACGAACAGCTACGGCGGTGTTGGCTATCTGCAAATCCATGCGGCGAACACGCCAAGCGATGAATCGTTGGTTGAAGAATTTGAGATCGCGGACGGTGAGACGAAGCGTTTGACGTTCGGCAAGGATGGGCGCGAAGTGAGCAAGAAAGTCAGCAACGCCATCGCCAACGGTTGCACGTTGGCTTACAGCAGCACAGCGGGCAGTTACACGGCGATGGGATCAAACGGCGCAACGATCCGCGCGGAATACAAAGCTTGAACTTATGAAAAAACTGATTTGGTGGGTTGGTTTGTGTGGGTTGGCGTTGGTGGTGCAGGCTCAAGAGCCTGTGCCGCCAGCGGCCACAGTTGCCGAAGTCGCAGCCGGGACAGACCGCTACAAGATTGTGACACCCTACGGGCTTGCCAACGGCGGCGGACAGTCGAATGGTGTCGCAGCGGCGACCGCAACGAACATTGCGGCGTATCAGGCGTTGATTGCGACGAACGGCTTGGGTGCAGGCGACGTAACCCAATCCAACCTCGCGGCGGGGATTGTGCCAATCAGGACAACGAACGATTTCGCAGTGACGATTTCCTCGCGTGGAATTGCAAACGGTCAAAGCTCAATCTCGAACAACGGGGCGATGTATGGAATTGACACTCCAAGCACGACAACTTGCGGCATTCAGGAGGCGATCAACGCTTGGGACAGGGGGACTAATTACGGGCCAACCATTTCAACGCTATCGCTCGAATTTGGGCCGGGTATTTTCTTCTATTCAAACGTCATCACACTGTCAAATCTCTACACATCTGCAATCACTTGGCGCGGACAATCTCAGCTTGGAACTACATGGGCTTATGCTGGAGCAACGACAGTAACTAACACGATTACTGTGACGGGCGGGGATAACACGAATGGAAGCTCGCTTGATATTCCGATTCACTTAACTGTCCGAGACGGAACCTTCACTGCGTTGACCAATAGCACGAACGTCTTGCTTTATATTGACCACGTATCTGCAACCTATCTCGAAAACCTCAACTTCACTGGATGGAACGTAAGAACGAATCAAGAGACGGGTTCGGGTGTTAGCATGTATCCAACTGCGTCTTTGTTCGCACCCGGTCTTGTGGGTTTAAGAATCAACCAAGAATACGATCACAACTTCACGATGGATAATATCTTCTTCGCTGGCTTGGCGGTAGGGGCGAGAGTGAAATCAGATCACGTCGTTGCCCGCAATCTCAAGTTTGCGATGATTAGCTACGGTTCTTACGGCTCAACAAATATCTGGCACACCAATTCAATTTACAGCATCGGCGCAGGAATCATCCAAGAAGGAAGCTCCTACGATTCGAGTTGGCATTATGGTCACTGCTACGCGATGCGCGCTGGGTTTGCTGGTGTCGGTCAGCTTCATTATTCCAAACTTTTGAACTGGCATTTTGAGTCAATTCAATTCCCGATTTTATCTGACTCGGAATACGTTCCGACATTGATTGAGCCAGCAGCTACCAGTGAGAGCATGGCGTTTATAGACCAGTATCAATTATTCACTCCAACGTCAGCCAACTATCCGACAAACGGTTATTGTCCCACAACTATTCCGGCGATTGGTGCATTTGCTTACGGTTCAGGCAAGTGGGATTCCGTAACGTATGCGCTTTATGTTCGCTTGGCCAACAATCTGATTTTCGTAATTGACGGCGCGAGCGGCGCGTTGTCCGCAGACGCCAGCGGAATGACTGGAATCCCGGCGGCGGCATTGGCCGATGGAACAACTGGCAGCGGCACATTTGCGAGAAGTTCAAGTCCAGCGTTCACAACTAAAATAACAGTAGGCACACCGTCAGTCACATCTGGAAGCGGAGCACCTTCAGCAAACGAGCCGATTGGTAGTTTGTATATGAGGACAGACGGAAGCACATCAACATCGCTTTATGTAAAAACCGCGAGCGGCGCGGGCGCAGGAAATTGGACTGCAAAATGACCTCCCTCGAACGCAAACTCAGAATCGAAAACCATCCTGACAAATGGGGTGGCGATCATTCGCGTATGGAGGCCGTGTTCGCAGCAATAAAACCTCGTAGCAATAAGAAGATTGACGTGAATCATTGCCGTGAGTGCGGCGTGGCCTGCAAGGGCAAAACATGCAAAGCGCATGAGCGGACAAGAAAGGCGGTGGGAGTATGAGTAGAACACTGCCGCTTATTGTTTTGCTGATGTCAGTAACATGTTCCTTCGCCCAGCGCGGCACTGGTGCGAATCCGGTGGCAACGACCACAACTGTCAGCATGTTCGCTATCGTTCTCGGCACGTTCAAACAAACTTACGTGACATGGGATAATCCACCCGGCGCAAGCAATCGTGTTTCATGGGGCACGGTTCGCAACTACTGGACGAACGGCGCGGCCACGATCACCACAAACACTTTCCCTGTCACGAATGGATGGCAATACAAGTTCACAGCGATTGTGAACGGTGTTGAATCAATCCCTGCGCTTTGGCCGAGTAACCGCATCGGCGAGCTTTGGCTTACTGGTATGGGCACAAACTTTACAGGTGGGACAAACATTGTCCGACTGAATCGGTTCACAAACTCGCCACCAGGCAACATGCAACTGTGGGGCGTGGCGAATTTAACAATCGGATGGGAATGAAAGGGAGCGCATGAATAATGAAGATCACCGGGACACAACCATCAAGCACGAGGAAATCTTGAAGCGTCACGATGGCATGTTGACCGATCACGAGCGGCGCGTTCGCTGGTTGGAGAAGGTGGCGTTCTACGTCATCGCGGGTTTGTTTGTCGGCAAGTTTGTTTGGGACATCTACACAAAAGGAAAATAATTATGGAAGAAATCGTAAATCAACTGAACGGAATCATTCCTCAAAAATATCTCAGCTTGCTGACGGCGTTATTCGTCGGCTCGCAAGTGCTGGGGCGTATTGCACAATCCATCCGAAGCGGTGGCGGGTTGCGTTCAATCATTCGCGGCATCTGGTTCGGCACGAATACCGTCACACCAAAGCAGGCCGCTCCACCAGAACCCAGCATTGCTGACAAGATCACTGGTTGGTTGCTCGTTGGCATCATGACGTTGGCATTGTCTGGCTGTGGCACGCTCTACACGAACATCGTCACCATGAAGAAGGTGGGAGATTCAATCAGCGCGGAATACGCTCAACTCTACAAGGCTGGGTTGATTTCGCCTGAGCAGGATGCCAAAGCCGAGGCTGCACATGCGGAGTATCGGGAGGCGATGGGCGTCTTAGCTACTGCTTTGGAAGCAGCGCAGTTGTCCGGCGATGCCAGCGACGTTCCGGGCAAGTTACGCGCTGCAAAGCAGGCGATCACGCCGATGCTCAATCTGATTTCACCGTTGCTGAGTAATAGCAAGGCGAACACGTTGCAGAAACAATTAACCACAGCGAGCGCACAATGAGCGAAGCATTTTGGATAGCGATTTTCGGGTCAGCGGCAAAGATCGGACTGGAAGCCACGGCGATCCTGCTTGAAACGGCGGGCAAGCCGGACGCGACGATTGCGGACGCGGCGAAGGCGTGCCGTGAAGCAGCCACGAAAACGCTTCAACAGTTCAAGGATGAAGCGAAATAACTAGGAAAAAATTATGGCAACAACCAATTCAGATTACGCAGAGAACAAGGTGGTGGATCACATCCTCGGCACAGCGTCTTTCACGATGCCAGCGGCGGTGTCGCTGGCGTTGTTCACCACGAACCCAAACTTTGAGACTGGCGCAGGCGGCACAGAAGCCACTGGCGGAAGTTACGCACGCAAGTCACTCGTGTTCACCGCTTCGAGCGGCGGAGCGACGAGCAACACCGCGCAAAAGGTCTTCACCGTAGGCACAGACCTTGCCGCCGGGACTTACACGGGCTGGGCTGTGTATGATGCCGCGTCAGGTGGCAACATGCTTTTTGGCGATGCGTTTGCCTCAAGCCGCGTTGTCAGCACGACGGGCGACACGATCACATTTGCAGCGGGGGCAATCACGTATTCACTGACGTAATATGCTTCTCCTCACTTCAACATCAGACCTGCTAAAGCTTGTCACGAGCGCGGCGGGGGATATAGAGGTTCATGCGTCTTGGGTGGACAATGCCAGCGGCACGATCACACCGGGACGCACAAACACCGCAAGCATTACGACAGCCACGACTACGACAATAGTTGCTGCTCCAGGTGCAAGCACTCAACGAAACGTAAAGCTGCTGACGGTCACAAACCATCACGCGAGCGTCACAAATGTCGTTGAGATATATCACACGGACGGCACGAACGAGAACGAACTTTGGAAAGGAACTCTGCTCGCAGGCGAAAGCGCGTTGATGACTGAAGCGGGGGACTGGATTGTTTATACGAGTGGCGGCGCGCGGAAAGAATCTTCATTCGTCGGACCCGTTGACGTGCAGGTGTTCACCGCTACGGGCGCGGGCACATGGACAAAACCAACGAGCTTCACTCCCAAAGTTGTTGAAGTCGTCATGTGGGGTGGTGGCGGCGGCGGTGGCGGTGGAGGTGGGTGCGGAATGAATCCCGGCCTCGGCGGTGCTGGTGGCGCGGGTGGGCGCGGCACGATTTACGTTTATACGTGGTAACAAATGGCAAAGATTGGACAATTTGACGAGACGTTGACAGCTAAAGGCTGGTTCGGCGAGGCGGCTATTGTCGAGGGTTGGTTTGATAACAGCTTGATTGAGACTCCGGGCGGTGGCGGCACAAACTACAACGAGTCTGGAAGTTGCGCGGTGGGTAGTGCGGTTTCGGCGATTGCGGTGGTGACGTTGGCGGCGGTGGGTAGTGCGGTGTCAGCGTCAGCGGCGACCGGAGCGGCACTGGTGAATAATCCGTCCGGGGCGGCAACAGTTGCCAGCGTGAGTGCGATCACGGGCGCGGCGTTGGTGTCCCTCGTGGCGTCCGGCACAACGTCAAGTGTAAGTTCAGCCACGGGCACGGCCAGCACCAACGCTCCGGCGAGCGGTAGTGTTGTAACAATTTCAGCCGCCACAGGCGCGGCGCGGGTGAATCTTGTCGCTACCGGAAGCCTTGTTTCAAGTTCGGCAGGCATCGCCACGGCGACGGTTTCGTTCAACGACATAGGCACGGCGACTGGAACATCATCTATATCTGGCGCGGCGTCAGTAAATCTACTGGCATCTGGCGATGTCGCGGCAACATGCACAGCGACAGGGGATGCTACGGTGGGAAGCGTTGGCGCAAACTTTAACGAGACTGGCAGTGTTGTCGTGGTCTGCACGATCACTGGTTTAGAGACACAACAATGGGCTTATCCGGTGCGCGCGAAAGGGACTGGCACTATTGGCAGAGCATCAAGCCGGATGAGCGGCGGACTTGTGACATTACAACGATGAGCTACTTGGTAATAGAAAACTTTCAAGCCGGGCTGGACACGCGCAAAGCGGAGTTAGCAGCCCCGGCGGGGACGTTGACTGAGGGCGTGGACGGTCACATCACACCTGGGGGCGAATTTGAAAAGAGGAAGGCATTTTTTCCGTTGGAGAATCCTGACGTGGCGGAGACAGACAGTTTGCCACCCAGCACGTTCGGATTACAGCCCGTGGCTGGCGGTTTGATGGTGTTCGGGAGCGATGCACAATCCGGCGCGCAATGGCCGGACGACGCGGACGGGAACGCGGTGACGTATCAGCGGTTGCAACATCCGGCAGTATTGGCAGGGGAAACTTACAGCGCGGGAAGTCACGCAATGACGGCGGTGATACATTCTGAGGTGTACGGCGGATTGGCGTTTGTCATCGCCGAATACGCGGACGGTCACAGGTTTGGTTACTACGATGGGTCATTGGTGGACGATTTCACGGCGGGATTGATCCTGCCGTATCTGGCGGGACAGGCGAACAATCCCAAGATTGCGGCACACATCGAGGGATTGATTGACCAGCTTGCGAATTACAGCGCGGCGTTGGTGGGGCCGTATGCGACGACCAATCGCTCGCACTCAGGCACTCAGGCTACGCTTACTATCGGCACGCACACGCTGAACATTGACGACAAGGTTTATGTGACGGGCATCGCCACGTCGGGATACAACGTCACTGGCGCGGCAATCGTCGCTAAGACCGCAACCACGATCACCTACAACACCGGTACGACGTTGACCGAGGGCACGACGGCTGAGACAGGCGGCACGGTAAAAACCGGGTTGCTGGACATTGACGGGCCTGTTGGTGTGCCTTTCACGCTTTCTGCGGACGCGGAATCAGCGGCGGGTTCGGTCAACACACCAGAGAACACGATTTCACCAGTGACGCCGGTTGAAGGCGCGGAAGCGGTAGGGGCGTTTTCGATTACGGGCGGCACGGATGATGGGGTAACACCCGTCATCAGCACAGGCTCAGTGAACAGCACAGCTACCAATGCGGCGGCGGGTGAGTGGGTGCAGATTGGCAAAAAGAAATACACCTTTCGGACGGCGGGAACGATGGCAGTCGAGGGGGATGTTAAAATCGGCGCGAACGCAGCGGCCACGCTTGCCAATCTCAAATCCGCCATCAACCACACTGGAACAGCGGGAACAGACTACATCTGTTCATGGGCGCATCCGTGGGTTTATGCTGGCACGATCACAGGTTCGCCGGGAGTTTTGCCATTAAAAGCCTACGCCGGGAGTCACGGCAATAGCATCCCCCTGAAAACGACAGCCGCGACGAGCCTTTGGACGGTTACAGGTTTGGCGGCGGGATCAACTGACACCAAGATGACTGCGGCTGGCGTGGGCAACTGCATCGGATCGGTGAAGGTGGTTTCACCCGCTGGCGTGGAAACCGAATTGTTGGCGGTAAGCGGCGGCTCGCCGACCCCTATCCGGTTTCAAATCAACACCAGCGCGACAGCGGCACAGGTGCGGGACGCGATCACAGCAAACGCGGGCGTCAGCGGTTACACGGCCACGATCAACGAGAACCGCGTAACGATCCTTTCATCCGATGCGGCCAGCCCGATGCCGAACGGGTATCATCTACAAATTGCCTCTGGCGGCAATGTGTTGGTTGGGGAGTGCATGTTTTATCTGAACCAGCAAGCGGCGGCGTTTGGGTTGAACACAATCCTTGTGGATGGATTAGACTGTTTGGCGGGCGCGGAAGCGTTCCCACAGACCGGCAGCACGGGCGTAGCGGTGGATACATTGCCGGAGTATTACGACGAACTGGCATATATCATCAATTCTCGCGCAGGCATCACTGGCATCAGCGCATGGACGGATGGTTCAATGGTCAAGCTGAGTCAGATCACCACACGGGACGATGATTCGCCGCTGGCGGTATATGTGACGCCCACTGTGGCAACGCCTGTTGGAGTCGGAATTGTGTTTGGAGAACCTCCACCGCTGACATTGCCGCTGAGTGTCGTATTGCCGGAGTTTGTGTCATTCCCGAATACAGACGGAATTGCGTTGTCTGGATACGTCATTTACAGCGATGCAGCGCACAACAACCCGTGCTACGTCTATGGTCTTTTGGCTCAAACGGTATTGACGCCAATTTCCGTCACAGGCGGCAACGGTCTATTCACCTACGAATGGATAAAAGAACCTGCGCTGGACGCGATCGTACTTCACCAAACGGTATTCAAAAACGGGAACAACGCTACCGGAAACGTATCTGGTGCTTGCAACATCATATTTGAGACATCGCCAGCTAACTCGCGCGTTGTCAACATCGCTTGCAAGTCTTACATCAACTTCAATCAAAGCGGCGTGGTGACTTTTATATCTCAAGACATCCTTTCAACAGGAAGGTTTTTTTCCTACTGGCGTCTCAAGGTCACAGACTCAGCGGGCAACACAGCGGTATCCAATCCGTGCTTGGTCGAGTTCAACATCACCTAAATCATGGGAAGCATCTCAACAACCGTATCTCCCCTGCTTGGCGGCGTAACTGCCGTGGCTGGGGTATCGTCGCGCTGGCGCGCGGAGATTGACGGCACGTATGCGGTGGCTGATTTATTGCGGTTTGTGGTGACGAACGCGGCCACGGCGGAAACGCTGATTGCAGGCTACGGCACAGTGACCGGGCTTGATCCAAGTTTTCTGTTCACGTTCAGTAACAAGGTCAATTTCCTTTCGGCATCGGCGTGGTATTTCTCGGCGGTGGCGGCACCAACCGAGTTCAACGACACGCAGCGGCTTGGTAATGGATTTATCGAACTGGCGAACACGTTCGGCACGGTGGAGGATTTGATTGCTCTGGCGACGTATCAGGTGGGCATTGCGGCTATCAGCCGTCGCAACACACAGATTTGGACGGTTGATCCCGATGCGGCAAACTATCAGAAGCATCAGACGCTTGCCAACATTGGCACGATGGCGAAGCTATCCGTGGCGAGCGTGGGCGACATGGATGTGTACATGCTCGCGGATAACGGCATCCGCAGCATCCGGGTGCGTGACGCCAGCAACAACGCCATCATAGCGGACATCGGATCGCCGATAGACGAGATTATCCAAGGGTTGCTTGAGACGTTGACCGAGGAACAGAAGGCGGCGGCGTGCGGCGTGATTGAGCCGTCGTCAAACCGCTACTGGCTTTACCTGCCCGGCGGACACATCTACGTGTTCAGCTACTTCCCAAGCAGCGGCATTGCGGCGTGGTCGAGATACTTGCCGAAGTGGGACGTTGGCGGCACGGCATTGAGTCCGACATTGGTATCTACAACTGCCACCTACACCGCGACCGTTGGAGCGATTTATTATTGGGACGCCAAGAATGGCGATTCATCACTGACCTGCGGCACTACGGTTTTGACTGAGGCGGGATATTTTACGGCATCCGTAGCACTGGTTACGGTGCAAAGGCTTGCGGGTCCGGGATTATCCTACGGCACGATCAAACCTAAGAGTTTCACGACGTTCACGCCCGAGCGGTTTGTAGTCATGAATGGCCGGGTGTATTGCAGGGCTGGCGACAAGATTTTCCTCTACGGCGGATTGGATAACCAGACTTACGATTGGTGCGAACCTCAATGGGACATCCCCTATCTGAACGCCAAGAGTCCGGCCACGCGCAAGGTGTATCACGGGTTGGACGCCATTTGTGAAGGCACATGGCAAGTCAGCTTGGGTACAAACGTGGCTGATGACGATGATGTTGCGCTGGTGTATTCCAACGCAGGGTCAAGCGTGATGAGAGGTAAAGCATTAACCGGAAAACAAGGCACACACTTCAAACTAAGAGGCGTGGAGCAGAGCGGCGGTTACGCGCGGTTCAGCAGCGCAATCCTTCACTACGAGGGAGGCGACAACAAGTGAGTAATGATTACATGAGCCAACCGCACGAACAAATGAAACAGCCGGAAGCATTGGCAGCGATCCAGAAGATTGCAGCGGCGTCGGGTGAAGGCAATCGCGCGGTGGTGTTCAATGCGTTGTGGAGTTTTTGGAACTTCGCCCACGTGTGGGACGACCTGATTGACGGCAGCGGTTGGCCGGAAGAAAAGAAGAAGCTCGCGTGGCGCGCGTTGCAGGAGTTCACGAGCGACCTGTTGTTGAATCCATTTTACCGGGCGCACGGCGCGGAGATACGGGCGTTGTTCACGAGCGCAATCTTCCGGCAGATGGCCGGGGACAAGATGGGGGAGAGCGCGGACGAACAAACGCGATTGATTGCGCCAGCGGTGCGGTGCGCGGACATTGATTGTCTCGTCCACTTTGCCTATCTCGCTGGCGGATGGGAACTGGCGCACGAGATCAGCCAGGCGCGCGACTACGACAAACCCGACAAGGAGGGCAAATAATATGTATGGCGGATCAAACAACGCAGCGGGTGCGGCGCGACAAGCCGAAGAAGAACGGCAGCAACGCATCAACGAAGGGCGGCGTGACATAGACTCGAAGTTCGCCCCGTTCGACAACAACTTTTACGATCAGCGCGCGAAGGATTACGAGAGTTACGCCTTGCCACAGTTGGCAACACAAGAGCGGGACACGCGCAACCAGCTTGCGGCGGCGTTGGCGCGGAAAGGCTTGCTCAACTCCGGCGCGGCCATTCAGGGCACAGCCAAGCTAGATCAATACGCCAACCAGAAACGTCAGGACGTGGCGATGGCGGGATTGGGTGAGGCAAACAAACTGCGAAGCCAAGTGGAAGATCAACGCACGACGTTGACCAACCAACTGATTTCCAGCGGGGATCCCTCAGCGGCGAGCAGCGGGGCGCAAGTGGCGGCGGGGAATCTGAAACGCCCAAGCGCGTTCGGAGCGTTGGGCAATTTCTTCTCCGACTGGACGGACACCTATCGCGCGAACCAGCAGGCACGCGCCTACGACGATAAAGTTCCGCAGATGTTCAGCTTTGGCGGCAACAACAAGGGAAGCGTGAGTTACGTGAACTGATATGAAACTGATACACCCCAGCGAGCGGCAAGACCCCATGTTGTCTATCAGCGGAAACGCACTGACGGCAACCCGGTATTGCGTGTATCCCGTCGCATTGGTGGCTGGGTTGGCATTGTCAGCAGCAGGGACAGGGCTTTCAATGGCTGGCGATGCCAAGTCAAAGAGCGCGATGAACGACGCGCAGAACGCGGAGTTGCTTCGGCAGAAGGGTTATCAGCAGGAGGCGGACGCGGCGTTTCAAGGCAATCTCAAGAAGTCAGGGCGCGACACGGCGGACACCGAGACGGAACAAGGCGCGACACGGCGCATGGCGGAGTTTAATCGCGTCAACGCAGCGGCAGGCACGAGTGCGCCTTTGGCTTCTGAACGCGCTGGGGGATCGAGTGCAGCGGGCGCGGCGGCACGCACGGCGGCGACCACTCAGGCCAGTAACAGCGCGTGGAGTAAGTTGACCGGCGATGCTCGCGCTAAACTCGGCGGAGCGGATGATTGGGAATTGAATCAAGGCATCCGAAACAATCGCGCGGGGCAAGATTTAGGCATTGCCAGCAGCAAAGCACGCGGAAGCGCGGCGGTGTTGCCGGTGGAGATGGTGGCGGCACAACACAAAGGCGATGCGTTACGCGGCTGGGGGCAGTTGGCGAGCGCGTTGGGCAGCGTGGCGGGAATGTATGGGGCGACGACAGCGGTAAGCGCGGCGGGGCAAGGTGGAGTTGCCAGCGCAGGCGGCGTCAAAACACTTTACGATGCCCCGTCAGCTTGGGGAATGGCAAACGCGGCAACGGCATAGGAACACAACATTATGTCACAAGTAGGCTACTACGATCAGGAATTTGAACCGTGGGCACGGGGCATCCGCAGCATCGGCACGATGATTGCCCAACAACCCGTCTTGCGAGCGCAAGCCGAACAACGTCGCAGCGCGGCGGCATACAATCAGGCGCGCATTGCCACCGAGGGAACGCAACAGGAGCATTATCGCGCGGGGACAGGGAAGATGAACGCGGAGACAGCCAACCTATTGAAGAAGGGGCAACTTGTGACGGCGTTGGAACAAAGCGCGGCACAAGCGCAACAGGACATTGCATCGGGCAACACTGATACAGAAGCCGTTCGGACATTCAGCGGCGCGGCCAGTGCATTGACCGGGGCGAATGGTGACGACATCATTGAATCCGCGCGGAAAGGCATCGGCACGATACTTGGACGCATGGGCAAAGTGACGGAAGCGGCCAGCACAGAGAATCCGGTGGACATCGAGAAAGCGCGGATCGCATCCAAGCGCGGCATGGTGGTGCAACCCGGCGGTGCGGTGTTTGATCCGAACGCGGGAAAAGCAGTGTTCCAAAACCCAAGCGCGGCGAGCCAGCGCGAAGGCGAATACGAGACGACGACGATGGAATATCCAGAAGTTGCAGGTTCTCCCGGCGTTCCAGGCAAACCCGCCGTGCAGAGAAGTTTCATGGGAATTGACGCACTTGCCAAAGACACACCTGCCGTTCCAGGCAAACCCGCCGTGCCCGGACAACCTGCGCGCAAGGTGACGACCCGCCGCAAGTTGGGCGATGCAGCAGCATCTACCGATATTCCCGCGCGGCCAATGAGGGAAGCCAGCAAACCGCTGGACAAGGCGACAGCACAGCAACTTTTGCAGGAGGCGGGCGGCGACAAAGCCAAAGCCCGTGAATTGGCAGCACAACGCGGTTACACATTTTGAACCATGCCAGACATTTTCGACGAGATTGCACCGGACAAAGCTTCCGGTGGTGACATCTTTGATGAAATTGCGCCAGACTCGCACCCGCAATCGGCGGGCAAAACACCTGTAAAGCCATCCGATCCACGGCTATCACTCGACCCGTGGGATAACATCCACCGCGAAGGCTCGTTTGATGCGGTGCTTTACGATGTCCGCAAAAACTTTCAACACCTTTCGCGCCAAGACCAGATTCGCATGGCCGCAGAGCGGATGCGACGAGCTATACCCAAAGACCCAACATCCGGCGAGGCGTTTGTTGATACCGTCAAAGAATTGCCGGGCGAGATTGCTAAAGGGGTTGGACGAAGCATGGTTGTTGCTCCTATTCGCACCGCTGGCCGTGCAGTCGGAATGATGTCGTTTCCGGCTCGGTCTGATTACGACTCCGAGGAATCTTACAAAGAGGCTCGGATTGCATGGAACGAGCAGCAAAAATCATCTCCCAATGTCGCAACCCGACTTGGTGATGCCATTGATGAAACATTTCAGCGGGCTTTCCCACAGCCAGAACAACCCGGCTTGGAGCATGGTGTTGCCCAAGGCGTCGGCAATCTGGCTGGCATGTTGGCTACTGGCGGCGCGCTTAAGGCTGCGGGCGCAGGCGTTGGCGCGGTGACTGCGGGCGCGACCGCTATGGGCGGCGTCTCCGAGTTCGATGATGCCTTCAACCGGTCGGTGCAGCGTGGCGATGATTCAGACACAGCCTTTGCTAAGTCTCTCGGATACGCGAGCGTAGCGATGCTGATTGAGAACAAACTCGGTGCTGGCAGGTTGCTGCGACAATACTTCCCTGACGCGCTCACAGCGGCGAAGAAGCTGACAGCTTTAGGTGTAAGCAAGGCGGTTGCGGGCAACGTGCTGGCGGGGGCGATTGAAGAAACATCGCAAGCGGTGGCTCAGGATGTGATAGTTGATGAGAAGCTACCAACAGCAGAATCCGTGGGACAGAACTTCATGCAAGAAGGATTGCCGGGAGCAATCATTGAAGGTGGGTTTGGATTGCCGGGCGCGGTGGTTCAATCACTCAGTCAAGACGAGGAATACCAGAAGCAAAAACGTTTTTCGCGCGCCTTGGATGAAATGGCGAAGCGTCAGGCATTAGAGGCGACGATACCAAACGGAGCCCCGGTAGTGCCATCCAAGCCTGACATCTTTGACGAAGTTTCCGCAGAAATCTCACAGTCGCAAGCTCCCCGATCCTCTGACGTTACTGAAACTACTGAGTTGAACAACAAAACATCCGGCGCGGTGCAGGCGACTTCTCCCGCGTCGGGTGCTTCTACATCGAGCGGCAAGCCGACGTTGGTTTCTGGTGCGTTGGACAGCATCAAGGCGGCACAGGCGAACACGCAGCAGCGCGCGGATGTGCAGGCAGCGGAAAAGCCGTATTCAGCGGAGCAGGCGTTGAACGACTTGGGCAGTGTGATCGCGGACATCAAGGCGAAGCTGGAGCAGAACCAAATTTCAAAACATTCCGGGAAACCGGATGCTACGGTAAAGCCCGCGCAAACCATCACTGGCTCCAATGTGCAACCGGGCACTGAAATGCCGGTGCAGCCAGAGGCGCAAGCCAATGCTGGCGCGGCAATCGAGTTACTTTCGCCGCGCGCAGCGGAAAAGGCTGGAATCACTAGGGATGCTTTGATTGCGGCGCAAGAGAAAGCCTTAGCAGAGGGGCGACCAATCAACGCGGAGTCTGTGGATAGAATGGCGGCGGGACTTGGAACTAAGCCAAACCTTCCGCAGGGTTACGCACGGCAAGGAGACAACTATGTAAAATCTTCTCCCCCCCAAGGAACGGGCACGGCGGCGGGGCAAACGAAGCTGGCAACAGCTTCTCTCAAAAGTGAGGAACAACCTGCCTCGCCGTCGCCGGTCAAGAAGCCGCTTCCACAAGGCCAGCACGAAATCAGCAAGGATCAGGCTGTGGCGATTCATGGCGGACGGAAAGGATTGTTGCCAAAGCCGGGCGAAACTAAGGCACAGTTGCAGGATACAAGTGGTGAGTATTTCATCGGTCAAACCACTGACGGAAGATTCTTCACAGAGCATAGACCAAAGCAGTCTAGCCAGAAACCGTCTAGCCAAGAAGTGTCAACGCCTGCCAAATGGACACCCACCACAGGCAAACGCGCGATCGTGCAGCTACGGCCCGGCGGCAAGGAACACTTTGCGATGGTCGGACAGGTGCAGCCAGACGGTAGTGCCACGGTGCGGATCAGCGGCGAGAAAGATTTCCGTCAGGTCGACGCCAATCAGCTATTCCCGACGAAAGCAGAACAGACGCGACAAGCCAAGAAAGATGAAGTCGCGCACCTTTCACCCGCGCAACAAGAGCAGATGAAGCAGGATGCAGCGGAGTTTGATACGCTCGTTGAAGATCACGCGCCACAACTGGGATGGGCACCGGGAGAGGCTTACGACCGCAACACCGACATGCAGGAGCAAGGCGTTGCCAATGGCCGATTGCGCGAGCAGGCGCGGAAGGCAGCAGCACGAGCAGCTGGCGTGGAGATGTATCAGGATAACAGCATCACCTATCGAGCAGCGGCATTGCCAAAACTTGAGGCGTATCTACGCCAGCAATTCCCCGGTGACAATTCAGTTGCCAAACGCAGGGCATTGGAGGAATTTGGACGAAGTGAACCCGAAACGCCTTCCACCCCTGAGCAACAAGCCAGAGTCAAGCAAGACGAGCAAACCTTACGACGGGTCATTGATCAAAATCCCGTCGTCTCTGAGTTTCAAAATCTCCAAGTCTATCAACCCGCCAAGCGAGGAAACGCATCTGGACAGACCGGACAACTGGGTGGAAACCAAGGCCGGAAAAGAGTGGTTAGCGCGGGAGAACGCCAAGCGATCCGAGAACTAGACCGCGTTCTTGGTACGCACACGATCATTGTAGATTCTCCCGGCGCGGAAATTCCTTTCAACGGGGCGCGGGTAGGCAATTCCAACATCATCCTCCTTCACGCTCGCGCGAAAGCTCCATTGCTCACGGTAATGGGTCATGAGTTATGGCACCACATTGAGCGGACACACCCCGGCTTGGCAGATGAAGCGAAAGCCGCACTTGCGCCCCTGATCCAAAATCATGCCGATTTCATGGATAGGTTGCGTCTGCGCGGCCAAGCCAAGGCAGACCCGGAATCGGAATTGGTTGGTGACTTTCTTGGTGACAACTTTGGGCGCAAAGAGTTTTGGGACGACTTGAACCGGCGCGAACCGAATCTTTTCAAGCGGCTCGCGCGGATTGTCAAGGGATGGCTGGACAAGCTGATTGCCAAACTCAAGGGCGAGAAGCCGAAGGGTTTCGAGAGCGAACAGTATTTCAGCGACTTGGAACATGCGCGGGACGTGGTGGCAAATGCGTTGGTACAGGCGGCAAGGGAAACGCAGTATCGGGCGAAGGGTATCCCGGCGGATGTAGCCACAGAGACGCAGAGCGCACAAGAGGGTGAGCGATTCTCGAAGCGCGACGACTCGCCGGGTTTCTTTGATGCGCCGGAGAGTGTTTCTGAGCAGAAGGCACGTCAAGGCGTCGAGAAGCGCAAGGCGGACGAAGCCAGGGCGAAGCAGTCCATGCAGGAACGTGCGGGCGCAAAGCTGACCGGCGCAGACGTGGATACCACCAGGGAGATGTTCGGCTCGGAGGTCAAACAGGACAAGGCTGGGCAAGGCAGTTTGTTCAGCAAGTCGGAGCGCGAGAAAGGCCCGTTGTGGCGGTCGAACATTCAGGATGCGTTGGAAAGCTGGCAGAACAAGGGGACGCCGGAACAGTTGCGGGCGCACCTAGCCAAGACCAAGGGCGCGATGGACGAAGCGGAATGGATCGGGTTGGATGAGTTCTTGAAGGACAAGCCGAGTGTGACCAAGCATCAGGTGGCGGAGTTTGTCAAAGCCAACACGGTTGACGTGCAGGAGGTTTCGCACAGCGATCAGAAGCCACTGACCGCCATCGAGCGGAACGCGAAACTCAACGAGTTGGCGCAAGCCAAGCACGGCCAAAATTTCGACAACCTTCCGCCGGGTGACCGCTTCAACATCCAAAACAGTCTGGAAATTCAAGACGCCGGGGAGCGCACTAAATTTGCCAACTACCAACTGCCCGGCGGGGAGAACTACCGCGAGTTGTTGCTGACGTTGCCGGAAGATCAGAACAGGGCGCACGCGCAACACTCGGAACGCATCAAGGAATTGATTGCGCGCCGGGACAAGATGCGCGTGGCTTTGGAACGGTATCCCAACGCGCCAGCGGACGACCGGGCACGGATGGAAACCGACGTGCGCAATACTGACATGCAAATCAGTATGGCAATGCGCGAGAAGCCGAAAGACCGTGGAGCTTTCCGCAGTTCCCACTTTGACGAGCCGAACATTCTGGCGCATGTGCGGTTCAATGAACGCACGGACGCGGACGGCAAGCGCGTGTTGTTCATCGAGGGAGTGCAATCCGACTGGCGTCAGAAGGGGAGGAAAGAGGGGTATGGCGCACAGTCTGGTTTCAAGGTTGTTGACGAGAACGGCGACATGATAGCGCGGCAGCCTACAAGGGACGCGGCAGAGCGGATTGCGGATAATTACCGCGCTGGCACGACTCCACTACAACAACAAACAGGACGCGGCGGCGCGGCGGCAACGGTTGTTCCAGTAACAGGCGATATTCAAGGCGTCCCCAATGCTCCATTCAAACAGACGTGGCCGATGCTGGCGATGAAGCGGATGATCCGCTACGCGAGCGAAAACGGCTTTGACCGCATTGCTTGGACGACGGGCGAGCAGCAGGCGGAACGGTATGATTTGAGCAAGCAGATTGAAGAAGTGCGGTTGCTTGATTCCGGCAAAGGTCATTTCCGATTCGCGGCTTGGGATAAGAGCAACCAGTTGGCCTTTGAGAAGTATTTCGACAAAGCACCTAGCCATGCAGAGCTTGAAGAATATATCGGCAAAGAACCCGCTACAAAATTGCTCGAAGCGGTTGACCAAAAGAACCCCAAATCAGACGGCACATTCAAATCCATTTCCGGCCTCGACCTAAAAGTTGGCGGCGAGGGGATGAAGGGTTTTTACGACAAGATTTTGCCAGGAGAGGTCAACAAGTACGTGAAGAAATGGGGCGGGCGCGTGGGACGCGCTGCCATTCCTACGGGAGAAGAAGGAGCGCAGTTTGAAGTTGTGTTACCAAGCGGCAAGGTTGTTGCGACGGAAAGCACCAAGCGACTTGCTGATAACACTGCCAAAATGTTTGACGGCGCGGTTGTTCGCCAAGCTGCCAGTGAAGTCCACTCCCTCGACATCACGCCAGCCATGCGGGACGCGGCCATGCAGGGGATGCCGTTGTTTTCCAAGCCGGAAGCATGGAAGCAACTAAAGCAGGATGTGGCGGACGCAGAGGACAAGCTGCGTGAAGCCATCCGCGTTGCTGGCAACGCCACAGTGCGGCAGCAGGCAGGTATCTCCACCGTGCAGGCGCGGAATCAGAAGAGCATCGCCACGGCAGAGCTAAGGCGCGCACAAGATGATTTGCGGACGAATCCTAGCTACGTCGAACACTTGATGCGGCGCACCAAGGAGATTCAGCAGGAAATCAATGCCTTGCGCGGCGCGGATGGCACGATTGCGGACAAGCAACGCAAGGCGGATTTGGAGGGTGAATTTGAGACGTTGAACTACGAGCTTTCCGAAGCGCCGAAGAAACTGGTTTCCAAGATTTACAACGACAAGTTCATGTCCGGTGATGAAAAGACAGCGCGCGAGAAGCGGGCCGGATCACAGGCGACCGGAACGACGGGAACATCCAACGCACCGGGCGGGGGTGAGATTGCGCCAGAATCCAAGGCGGCGCGGATCAAGGCGGCTGTAATCAACTTCCCTGCCACGTTGCGCGGAGCTAAAAACGCAGCGGTCAAGACCACTCAAAAGCTATCCGCGATGTGGTCGGCGCGCGAGAACCGGGACATGATAGCGGCGACTTACGACGCGGCGGAGAACGGCGGTGAATTGTTCGGACGCCAAGCGGCAAATGAAGTCTTGCACACACTGAACCGCAGCTTTGGCGCACCAGCAGACCGCGTAGGCGCGCGGAACCCCGTACGCGAACAGGCGTTGTCCTTCGTCGTCGAGTCCAACATCAGCGAAGCGGAGTTGCAAGATTTCAAGATGCAGATTAAAGGCAGCGACTTTGCCGACAGCAAGCAGGGCAAGGAAGCGTTGAAAGCCATCGAGTTTGCGGAGAATCATTGGGAACGTATTGAGCCTGCGGCGCAGCTATACAAGCAGATCACAGACGCCCAGGTGGAGCATGAGAACTTGGCTGGGGTGGAGACGTTGCAGATCAAGGGCGGCTACGTCATGCACATGACGGACACGATGGCGAACCATGCCTTGCCGGATGTGGGCAGCGCAGGCGGTAACATCTCGTCACCCTTCCTCAAGACTCGCGTTCACAGCACGTTTGCGGATGCTATCGGCGCGGGGGAAGCACCGAAATCCATCAATGCCGTGGATTTGATTCAACGCCGGTTGGCTTTGGGGCAAAAGCTGATCAATCACGGCGCATGGGTGGATGGAATGTTTCGATACCTCGATCCAAAGACGCAAACACCAATCGTGATGCCGACGATCACCAAGGTTCGCAAGGACGGCAAGGAATACGAGGACGCCCCGCATGGCTTCGTCAAGATGCAGCTTGGCGCGCAGACGTTTGCCGTGATGCGTGGCTACGACGGGTTGATAAAGAGCATCATCACCCCCAGCACGATCCGCAATAGCGTGGCTGGCAATGTGGCGATGGAACTGGCAGGCGGAATCAAGCACAGCATGTTGGTGTTCGACAGCTATCACCTTGGCCGGTTGGCGTTCTGGTCGTCAATGGTACGCGGAAACGTCCTGCCGGGCGATCCTACGAGCTACCGGCGCGGATTGACGCTACTGGATAACACAATACCGGAGATTCAACGCATGGTCGAAGGCGGCGAAATCCCGAAGGCATGGTTGAAAGACCTGATCGAGAGCAAACGACAACTGGCGTTGCTGGTGAGCAAGGGGCTGAATGTCGGCAGCGTGGGTGACAACATCGCCACACACTTTGTCCAAAACCTGCCGATTGCTGGCACGTTCAATAAGTTCCTGTTCCAGAAGTATCAGCGCGGAGCCACCGCAGAGGCTTCATTGATCGAGTTGCGCCGCCAGATAAAGATGAATCCAGACGTGAGTGAGGACGTTCTCGCGCGACGGGTGGCATCCGACCTGAATAAACGCTTTGGCAACCTGCAAAACCAGTCTTGGATAAAGAATAAGAACCTCGCTGACATCGCGCGGATCATCTTTCTTGCGCCGCAATGGAACGAGAGTTTGATACGCAGCGAAATCGGCGCGGCAAAGGAGATCGGCAAAGCACCGTTCGACTCGTGGCGCACGAAGCGGGTCAACATCGGCTTGCTGGGGCGCGCGGTGGCGACGGCTTTGATTGGGACATTCATAGCCAACCAGATCATCAACATGATCACGCGCGGCAAACCGACTTGGGAAAACGAGGAAGAAGAAAATGCGGCCAAGTTGAGCGCATGGATACCGGATGTGGTTGGTGACGGGCCGGGATTCTTCCTGAATCCATTGACGCTACCGGCTGAAATGAGCGAGTTGTTGCTGAAAAAGACCGAGCGCACAGGCGACATGACGCAGGCCGCAAAGCAGGTGTTCGCGTCGAGGCTTGGGCCGTTGGGGAGAGTGCCCTACACGCTGGCTGTGCGCGAAGATGCGCTTGGTGCGAAACTCCGCACCGGGCCGGAAGTGTTGGGGCAGATGGCAAGCAGTCTTGTGCCGTTGCCTATCAGCGGCGGTACGCTCTACGGTGCTGGTAAGCAGATGGTGACGGGTGAACATGAAGAAAAATACCCCGGACAATTCCAGCGCCAGGCGTTTCAGACGTTCGGCGTGAAGCTGGACGCCGCACCGTCACCAGATCAGCGGATCCGTAGCCTTGCAAAAGAGTTCAACCGCGAGAAAGGCATCACGCCCGCAGCGGAGTTCTTCCACGGGGACTATTACGACCTAGACCGGGCGGCGATCATCGGCAACCAGCGCGAAATGGCTAAGGCAATGGCAGTGGTGTTAGAGAAAAAGAGCAAGGAGGACATCAGGAAGCATTACGACCGATGGGCAACCGCACCCTTCACAGGCAAAGCCGAACGCGAACACGAGTTTGTCAAGACTCTGGATGCGGAACAGCGGGCGACTCTGGATGCGGCGCGGGCAAGGCGGAAGCTGTTGAAGAATGAGATTTTGAAGCAGCTACATTGAATTGTTGCTTAAGCTCGGACAATACGGCGCGGACGTGTTTGCAGTTCCAATGTTGCGCGGTGCGGTTATGCTCAATGGCACAGGCGCACTTGGGATCACCAAAGGGAGACTTCAAATCAACCTTCCACGGCAGATCATCCGTTTCTGAACTGACCAGAAACACGCCCGGCTCGTCTGTGGGGGTGACGGTCATCGTTTGTGTGGCGGTTGGTAAGGCACTCCACACATCTCAAAGACGTGTTCCTCGCTAGTTGCTGGCGTGATTGTGCCGTCACTCCATCTCACGCCCTGACCGTATGCCATCAAGGACGCTCCTTTTTTATTGGCGCCAGTGGTCAGGGCCAGGTTGGTTTCTTTGCTCCCGGTGCGAATCACGAGCGAAACCCACCACCTATCTTCGTTTGTGCCGAACAAATCCACGGGGATGCCGCTGGGTACATGAATCGCCAGCTTGTTGCGCTCGCCCCAAGTGAAATGACCGTTGACGTTCGGGCGTTTTGCGAGAACACCATCGGTAAGCAACCCTCCGACAACCTCGTTGCACACGTCAACAATTCTGGAGTCAAACAATCCGTCTGGTCGTTCGGAAAGAACCGGCACAAACAGCAACTCAATGTCGCCAACTTCCGACTTCAATCGTCTAAGGCTTCCGGCAATGCAAATGCGCTTGCAGGCCGGGGCAATCATGGCCTGGATTTCTTCGGCCACTGCCAAGGCTTCGGCGTGTGGGAATTTGGTTTTGCTCATATCGCTTCAATTCTCACGATCACACCTTCGCGTCCAAAGGTGTGCATTTGCTGATACTGCCAGGTGAATCGTTTGTCGCCGTCGGCGAGGTCAACCAGGTGCGTAACACCGGGGGTTGATTGAGACTCAACCCAATAGCGCGTCGGCTCGTGTTCTACTGGGGTGATGGTCATAGCCTCATCACTTCAACGCTGATTTCTTCCGGCTCGCCCTTTCTGCATTTTGTTTGCGCGACTTCAATGCGGCATTGGTCAGGTGCATCATCAGGGATGACGCCACCGTAGCGCAGGAGATCAACGAGGTATTTTTCGCACAAGTTGTCTTGGTCAATGAGTCGCTTACGCCGCGATCCAATGCGGACGCAAAATCGCGCTTGAGTTGGTCTTTGAACTTCTTCCGTTGCCAGTGGTGCATGGCAAGGATTTGGTTCCAGCTTGGCAACCTGCCGGGGATTTTTAACTCGAATATCAGAGTCGAGTTGTGCGCGGATTGTGGCTTGGGTGCGTTCATTGAATTGGTCAATTCGGAAGCTCATACAACGCCAGCTTTCACCATGTCGGCGGCAGCATCTTCCATCAGCGCATGATCCAGTGCGGCGATGGCTTCCGCTGGCGTCTTACCGACTGCACCGATGCGGTAATTGTCCACTCCACCCACTGCGGCGGATTCTTCTAGGGACAAGTCGCCAAAGTCGAGAATTGCAAAATACTGATCCAGTTGTTGAGCGACGATGAGCTTCCGTTTTGTTCCGAACGAGAGCGCGGAGTCAATCCATGTGGGCAGTGTTGTCATAGTGTTCGAAGTCAGTTTTGAAGTCAGTTTTGGTGAAAAACCGCAAGCTTGAGATTTTTTAGAATCGGCATAAGCCACAGGTATAAAGGCGCATGAGTCATCTTGGGTTTTATGCGGATATGGCTTGGATGGACTCATAATCCTTTGGTTCTCGGTTCAAGTCCGAGCAGGCCCACCACAACCTCAACGGGTTGCGATGGTTTTTGATTTTGGGCGTTTTCTTTCAAGTCAGTATTTAAGTCAGGTTTTGCCTCTAACTCTTTCAGACGACGCCAGTCTTTGATGAGCCAATCCACATTTACGCCGCATGTTCCAACACCATCGCACGATTGGCACGCGATGAGTCCCATTGCGCTTTCAAACCACTTCTTGCCGTGACAACGCCAGCAGGTCTTTTGTTTCGGGCGATAGTTACTCATGCGATCCGCGCAATCTTCTGTTGTTCGGGCAACCAGCGATCCCATGCGGGCAATCCTTGGCTGGGTTTCCAACTGAGCGGTTTTCCGCCAGGTGTGTCGCCGTAGGTGGTTGGGATCAGGCTCACGGTTTTATCTCCAATCTCAGCGGCGACCACGGAATCATGCGCCCCTTCCCTGCGGCGTTTGGTGACGTAGTAGGCGCGCAGGCCGTGCGGGATGATGTGCGGAATACCAAGCGCGACACAAACCCGGCGCAGGGCTTGGCCGTGGCTCTTGGCGGTGGTGACGCTCCCAAACGGGCTGGGGAAATACGGCTTGTGATGCGGATGGCGCGCGGAGTGCCAGAGATCAAAACAACTCAGCATCCGCGCGAAGTCGTCGCCGATGATCACGAACGGGTTGACGCCGGATTTGCTGCGTCGGCCAAGGTGTAGGTGATCATCAGCGCGGTGGCCGGGTTGTCCGCTCGGTGCGCCAAAACGGAGGCGTAGCAGTTCGCTGGTGCGACAGCCGGTGAACACTTGAAACAGCGTCATCCAGGCAAACACTTCCGAGCGGACGGAGTTCGACAGCATATAATCGCAGATCGAGTGAATGACATTGGCGGATTCGGGCATCTTGGCGCGGCAATGGATCACGTCGGACGTTTTGCGGTAGCGTGGGCGGTTGTAGCGGATGTGATTTTGTTCGATGGCTTGGATGGCAATGCCGTATTGCAGGATGTTAGACAGGGTGTTCAAGTCTTTATCCACGGCGCGTTGACATCCGTGTTTTGTGCGGCATCGCTTCATTCGCCACGCGGCGTATTTGGGGATCAATGGCAGGCGGATTTCATCGGGCAGGAACTTGCCGAACCAGTTTTTGAGTGTGGCGACCCGTGAAGATTCTTCTTTGATGAAATCTTTGGTGCGTGATTCCATGCGGCGATTGGGGCAACCGGCATCCAAGTAGAGTTGCGACAAAGCCTCAAATGAATCGGCGCGGCTGGCTGTCGCGGCTTGTGCGGCGGCGATGGCGGCGCGTTTGGTGGTTTCTTTGAGCAGCTTCCAAGTGTACCGACCGTGGACGGGAAAGCGCGCGTGATAGCGGCCTGCCTCGTCAACGTAGGTTCTTGGAGCGACGCGTTTCATGTTTTCGTGCGGAACAGCAGCCATGTGCCTGCGGTGATGCCAGCAAGGGTCAACAGTTCAACGGCAAGAATATCTGCGGCGATTTGAGCGCGGACGGGCCAGCTTGTGTTGTTGCCTTTAGGTGGATCAAACAGTGGCGACCATGCAAGCTCTACGCTGCGCTCGTGTCCCGATGGGTCTTTGGTGACGATTCTCCAAGGGGGATTTAACAACAATGCAACCAACGACACAGCGGCAAGAGCGGTGATGATTTTGGTTTTCATCGGGTTTTTCCTGTCAGTAATCGTTCCTATTGACGCAAGTGGCTGACTGTGAATAATCGCCAGCACTTACCACATTTGGGGACAAACTCATGGCATCTAAGCTTTCTTTTTTGAACCGCCAACGCGCGGAACTTTTGACAGACGAACAACTTTCTTCGGTGATCCGTAAATTACGGGGACAGGCTGCGGCTTTGGCGCGACTGATGAAATCTCGGCAGGCGCGGCGTCTGAAAGGACTGATACCGCACCCGGATCATTGGCAGCATGTGTGAGCAGGTCGGTCACAAATTCAGTCACGCTCAACCCCTCATCCTTCGCCCTGCGTGTAACGCGCGCGTGAAGCTTGGTTTTAAGCCAAGCCCCAACAAACTTCTTATCTTTGTCTCTTTGATTAGGCATCGCGCAATGGTGTTATACACCGCGCAGGAGACAAGTCAAAAGATTTTTGTAAAAAGTTGTTGACTGGTGTAAAACACCGTGTAAATCTACGGACGCAATGAGCAAAAGAAAAGGGAAGTTTATCGGGGGCTACATCCCGAAGGACGTGAAAACAAAGCTTCAACAGCGCGCCCGCGAGCAAGATCGCCCGTTATCTTGGGTGATTGAAAAAATTTTGACTGAGGGTGTAAAACACCGAGAGCAAATGAAACAAGCAGCATGAACAATTTCCGGCGGCATGGTGCTGCCGGGCAAACAAAAGAAAGAACGACCAAATGAAAACACTACTCACAATCGGCAACGAAACTTATCTGTTGCCAGAACAAAAGAACCTCGCGCAAGTGCTAGAACTTTTGAAGGGTGTCCAAGAAGTAAAGAGCAAGACGGTTTATGGCCCTGATGGTGATAACCGTTACAGCGAGGAACATGGCTACTGCACCAAGCAAGTGCTGGCGACCAACCAAGCCAAGATCAGGGTGGAACTTGTTTTGGATGATGAGGTCTGCACGGTCACGCAGTTTGACGCTGCGGTTCAAAAAGTGGCGAACGCGGAGCGCGCGGCCAATGGCAAACCGCAAAGACTTTTGCCGGTGGCGGCTTAGGTCGTTCTATCCGACTAAGGCAGTGGTCTGCCGGGTGGAATCATCCGGCAGACCACAAAGAAAGGAAACCTATGAGCAGAGCGTTTATGAAGAAGTTTTATTTGGAGGCGGCGCGGAACTGGCGCGAGATCGCGGCGAATTGCTGGCGGAGTTACGACTACGCAGCGGCGATTTTCGCGCATGGCGAGGCGTTGCGGAATGAATGTCTCGCGGCGGGGGTGGTGGAGTGAAGGCGTTCTTAAAAGCAATCGTGCGATGGGTTCATTGTGAGCCGCCAGCGATCAACACCCGGAAACATTCACTCGCCAAGTGGCTCGTGTTTCAT